ACAAAGTTTATAGATTTTGTTAATGCGGTTTGGCCTACGTTTATATCGGGGAAACACCATGCGATTATGGCTGAAGCGTTTGAGCGTGTGGCTAGTGGGGAGTGTAAGCGGCTTATTGTTAATATGCCTCCTCGTCATACTAAATCTGAGTTTGCTAGTTATCTATTGCCTGCGTGGTTTTTGGGTAAATTTCCTAATAAGAAGATTATTCAAACATCACACACTGCCGAGCTAGCGGTAGGCTTTGGTCGTAAAGTACGTAACTTAGTAGATACAGAAAATTACCAAGATATATTTCCTGAGTTAACCCTGCAAAGTGACTCTAAAGCAGCGGGAAGATGGAACACAAGTAAGGGCGGGGATTACTTCGCTATCGGTGTTGGGGGCACAGTAACGGGTAAAGGTGCGGATTTGCTAATTATTGACGACCCACACTCGGAACAAGAGGCAGCATTAGCTGAAATAAACCCGGATATTTACGATAAGACCTACGAGTGGTACACATCAGGCCCACGTCAGCGTCTACAACCGGGTGGGGCTATCGTCGTTGTGATGACACGGTGGTCATTACGTGATTTAACGGCTAGAGTGTTGAAATCTTCGGCCCAAAGGGGCGGGGAAGAGTGGGAAGTTATTGAATTTCCAGCAATTATGCCGTCAGGCACGCCGTTATGGCCCCAATTTTGGCCTCCGGCGGAGCTTCAAGCCCTAAAAGAGGAACTGCCCAACAGTAAGTGGATGGCGCAGTACCAGCAGCAGCCGACATCAGAGTCTTCGGCTATCGTGAAGCGGGAATGGTGGAAGACTTGGGAGGAAGAAGAGCCTCCGCCAGTTACTTTTATTGTACAAGCGTGGGATACGGCGTTTGAAAAGACAAACAGGTCGGATTACTCTGCCTGTACTACGTGGGGAGTGTTCTACCATACGGATGAAAGTGGAGCAGAGCAGGCTAACTTGATACTTTTAAACGCTTTTAGGGATAGAATGGAGTTTCCTACGCTTAAGCGAGCAACTGTAGAGCAATATGACGAGTGGCAACCGGACTCCTTGATTATTGAGAAGAAGGCTTCGGGGTCTCCTCTTATTTACGAAATGCGTGCGATGGGTATACCAGCGCAGGAGTTTACCCCCACAAAGGGTAACGACAAGATTACAAGATTGAACGCGGTATCGGATATGTTTGCGTCTGGCATAGTATGGGCACCAAACAGGTCTTGGGCAGAAGAGGTTATTGACGAGGTTGCTAGCTTTCCCGCAGGGGAACACGATGACTACGTTGACTCAGTGTCTCTTGCGTTAGCGCGGTTCAGAAAAGGCGGGTTCATTCGATTGCCTTCGGACGAAAGGGAAGAAGACCCTTTGTTTAGAAGGCGCAACGGCGGGTTTTACTAATGGCTATTGAAAAAGGTTTATACGAGATGCCCGAAGGCATCGAAGACATGGAAGAAGGGGAGGCCATAGTAGCGATAGATGGCATGTCTGACGAAGGTGTCGAAGTAGTGCTGGAAGACGGCAGTGTAGAGATTACCTTTGGCGAAGAGATAGAAGAAATTGACGCTGCTCCGTTTGATGCAAACTTAGCTGACTACCTAGAAGACGGACAGTTACAAGAAGTATCAAGTGATCTGTGTGAGGCTGTAGAAAATGACATGGCAGCCCGGCGGGACTGGGCAGATAGTTACGTTGCGGGTCTTGACGTGCTGGGCATGAAATACGAAGAGCGTACTGAGCCTTGGGAAAACGCCTGTGGCGTATACAGCAACATTTTGGCGGAAGCCGCTATTCGGTTCCAAGCCGAGGCTATGAGCGAGACTTTCCCCGCTGCGGGTCCTGTAAAGACTAAAATTCTTGGGGAAATTACCCAAGACAAAGAAGACGCTGCCTTACGTGTTAAGACAGATATGAATTACGAACTGACTGAAGTTATGGTAGAATACCGCCCCGAACATGAGCGGTTACTGTATTCACTCGGTTTAGCTGGCTCAGCGTTCAAAAAGGTGTATTTTGACCCCGGTTTGAACCGTCAGATTGCCTTATATATCCCTGCGGAAGATGTGATTGTGCCCTACGGTGCCTCTAATATTGAGTCCGCAGAGCGCGTTACGCATGTCATGCGCAAAACAAAGAACGAAATGGTTAAGCTACAGGCAGCTGGGTTCTATCGGGACGTGGAACTTGGCGACCCTATGTCGTTTTTCTCAGACGTTGAAGAAGCTAAGGCTGAGCAGTCGGGCGTATCCCTGACCTCAGACGACCGCTATACCGTACTCGAAGTACACGCTGACTTGAATATTGACGGTGTAGATGGAGCGGACAACGAAGAGTCGCTACAAGTCGCAAAGCCTTATGTGGTAACGCTTGAGAAGGGTACGGGCGAAATACTAGCTATCCGTCGTAACTGGAACCCTGACGACGAATTGACGCTAAAACGTCAACATTTCGTACATTATGCTTATGTACCCGGATTTGGATTTTATGGACTTGGACTCATTCACATTATTGGTGGCTACGCTCGCGCTGGCACTAGCATCATCCGTCAGCTCGTGGACGCTGGAACCCTATCCAACTTACCCGGGGGTCTTAAATCTCGCGGACTACGAGTTAAGGGCGACGACACCCCGATTGGTCCCGGTGAATTCCGTGATGTAGATGTACCGTCGGGTTCGATCCGCGACAACATTATGCCGCTTCCTTACAAGGAGCCTAGCCAAACTCTTTTCGCTTTACTTAAGCAGATTACCGAAGAAGGCCGACGGCTAGGCGCTATCTCAGACATGAACATATCCGACATGAGTGCTAATGCTCCTGTTGGAACTACACTCGCTCTACTAGAGCGTACCCTCAAGCCAATGGCTGCGGTGCAATCCCGTGTCCATTTCTCAATGAAACAAGAGTTTAAATTACTCCGAAGAATCATTGCTGAGTACGCCCCAGAAGAGTATATGTACGTGCCTGACCGTGGTGAACCTCGTGCGCGACGCGCCGATTACGCTATGGTGGAAGTAATTCCTGTCAGTGATCCTAATAGCAGCACGATGGCCCAACGAGTGGTCCAGTACCAAACCGTGTTGCAAATGGCACAGGCCACCCCACAAATTTACGACTTACCCCAGCTTCATCGCCAGATGATCGAGGTCTTGGGGATTAAGAACGCTGACAAACTTGTACCGATTAAGGATGACATTAAGCCTTCTGATCCGGTCAGCGAGAATATGGCGGTTATTGTCGGCAAACCGATGAAAGCGTTTATCTACCAAGACCACGACGCGCACATCGCTACACACCAAGCATTTATGCAAGACCCCCAGATCATGGCGTTTATTGGGCAGAACCCTGCGGCACAGCAAATTATGGCTGCGCTCAGTGCTCACATAGCGGAACACGTAGCCTTCCAGTATCGTCAACAGATGGAAACAAAACTGGGCGTGCCTCTACCTCCGCCAGATTCAGAGCTTAGCAAAGAGCAAGAAGTGCAATTGGCAGGTTTGTTGGCGAAGGCCGCACAACAGCTTACACAACAAAAACAGGCCGCAGCAGCGCAGCAACAAGCCCAGCAAAAAGCTCAGGACCCCATCATCCAGATGCAACAAGCCGAGCTACAGTTGAAGCAACAAGAGCAACAGCGTAAATCAGCTAAGGATCAGGCAGATTCGCAACTTAATGCGGCGAGACTACAGCTCGATGCAGAGAAAGCTCAAACCACCGCTACTATTGAAGCGAGCCGTATAGCGGCGCAGAACGAGCAGGCTCAAGCCAAGAACGATCTGGATGAGGCCAAAGCTATTTTGGACATGGCGAAAGCCAATAAAGCGGGGCAGCTGCCCCAGTAAGGAGGTGATCCATTGTCTACTACCGTCTTTGACGTGCTGAACGAAAAAATAACGGAGCTTAAAGGCTCTAGCGAAGATTTCCTGAAAACCGGTGGAGCTAAAGACTTTGCCGAGTATCGGGAGGTATGTGGCGTTATTCGAGGTCTAGACGCTGCATTAAGAGAAGTAGGCGACCTTTCGCGTAACTATATGGACGACGACGATGACTGAAACAATAACCGTTAGTGGGGTCAGCGCTATTGCTGAAGTAAAACCCGCAATGACTGCGTTAGAGCAAAAAAGACAGAAGCGTATAGAAGTAGAAGCTGTAGAAGAGGCAGAGTTAGAAGCCTCTATCCCTAAGCCCGTTGGCTACAGGGTACTCATTGCTTTGCCCAATGTTGATGAAACTTTCGGGGAAAGCGGGCTTATTAAGGCAGAATCTACCCGTCGAGAGGAATATATCCTATCTACTGTTGGGTCTGTACTTGATATGGGTAAAGAAGCTTACAGCGATAAAGAACGTTTTCCTACTGGGCCTTGGTGCAAAGTAGGTGACCATGTGATGTTCCGAGCTAACACCGGTACGCGCTTTAAGGTGAATGGGCAGGAGTTTCGCTTAATGAATGACGACTCTATTGAAGCCGTCGTAGACGATCCGCGAGCCGTTTCGCGTGCATAAGGAATAGACCATGCCTAGACAAAATGTAGAATTTGAATTTCCCGATCCCGATAAAGACGAATCATCTCAAGAAGTTGAGGTAGATATTGTTGAGGAAGACGCACCCCTTGAAGTAGAAGGTGCTGTGGGCAGCGAAACCATGAAGTCCGCCAAAGATACTATTAAGGCGGGCGACGTAGAAATTGAAATAGAAGACGATACTCCGCCTGAAGATCGTGGGCGAAAAGCGTCTCCTCCACCGGAAGAAGTTACTGATTCAGAGTTAAAAGACTATTCAGATGTAATTAAAAAACGAATTAGTAACCTAAGTAAAGGTATTCACGATGAGCGTAGGGCTAAAGAAGAAGCCTACCGTGAACGAGAAGCCCTTGAAGCTTATGCTAAAAATCTTATGTCTGAGAATAATAAGCTAAAAGGTTCGGTGGACCAGAGCCACAACTCGCTTATTCAATCTGCCAAGAAACAAGTAGAGGGCGAACTTGCTATAGCTAAGAGCCAATACCGGCAGGCGTACGAGGCGGGCGAGTCTGAGGCTATACTAGAAGCACAAACTGCTTTGAACACAGCGCAAATACGTTTAGAGAAAGTTAACGGGTTGAAACCTAAGCAAATTCAAGCTTTACAACCCGAAATAACTCCTGTACAACGACAAGTAAATGCACCCCAACCTGAAGTGCAGCGAGACGAAAAAGCTGAAACATGGCGTGAAGAGAATTCATGGTTTGGGTCAGATGACGAAATGACTGCCTTCGCATTAGGGTTGCATAACAAGTTAACGAAAGAGGGGATAGACCCCAAAACTGATACTTACTACGAGAAAATTAACGCTCGTATGCAACAAGTATTTCCCGACCAGTTTGCTGGCGGGGCAGGAGAAACAGAGAGTACCCAAAGAAAATCTAGCAATGTGGTTGCACCCGCTACGCGGAGCACAGCGCCTAACAAAATTAGGCTCACTCAATCACAAGTAGCTATCGCAAAAAAACTTGGGGTACCTTTGGAAACATACGCCAAACAGGCTGCTGAACTAATGAGGAAACAATAATGTCGAAACAGAGACTAGATAGAGAACTCGAAAACCGCGAAACGACTACCCGTAAGAAGGCATGGAGTAGGCCAACAGTGTTGCCTGACCCCCTTCCCCAAGACGGTTATAAGTTTCACTGGGTTCGTGTAAGCACTATGGGTCAACCTGATTCTACTAACATTTCTTCAAAATTACGTGAAGGATGGGAGCCAGTACGCGCAGAAGACCACCCCGAGATATTTAGTGACGCCGTTGATGACGTGCGTTTCAAAGATAATGTCATCGTTGGCGGACTAATGCTG